ATAATCAATATCCGATAAACGACAAAGTTAGGATTTGGAGAAATTATCTCTTTATCCTAACTTTTGATTGTCTTTGTGATGATTTTATTTGTTCATTCTCTTTTTTCTTAGAATCCACCAGTTTATTGTAGTAAAATAACCTTAATCGGGTTGGCATTTTGTATAGTTCCATCATAGTAAATCCATTACCATAATTAACCATATCAAAAATCTGCGAATGTAGATTTATACTATGATTGGTAGGAAGGCCAAAAAAACCCTACTCCTAATGAAATAGGCGCCTCCTCCACCTCACCATCTTCATGAGTATATTCAAATTTCATATTCATATCAGGTGACATACTCTTAATATGCTCTCTTAATGCTCTACTATCTTTAGCTAACATATTGTTTACAAATTTGTTAATAGTTGCTAAATCATTCTTACCATCAACTGATTTAATCATATATCTCAATCTAGTACTAATCTCAGATGATACATCTTTATTTATTTTTTTAAGAGCCTCTACATCTTTATCAATTAATCTTTCATCACCATGTGTTAATATCTTAAATGTTAATTTAGTACCACTTGGTGTTGTATAATCAAATTCATTTTTGTTTTTGAATATTGAAAAATCAACCTCTTTAGTTTGAATTGTAGATAAATCAAAATTTACATTAATAGTTTCACCTTTTTTAGATGAAAAGAATTGTAAATTATATTCTGCACCATATCCTAATAATCTAGTTGCTAAAAGGATAGCGTTTTTATCACCAATAATAATATCATCCGATTTTATACCATCTACTATAATAGATTCAAATAATGTATCAATTGCTAATCCTTTTTTAATAAGATTAGATGAAGAAAGAATATCTTCTTCCTTTGCAGTCATTAATTTAATTCTAATTTGCCCAGATGATAATGGATGTTCTGGTGGATATACTTTACCTTGAGATGGAAGGTCTAATACTTCCGTTGGAAAATCATATACTTTGTCTGTCATAACTTTACTTGTTTTAAGTTTGTATATATAAATACATAGTTTTTAAAAAATTAGAAAGCACAAAAAAGGGGATATTTTGGTATCCCCTGATTGTTTTTATTATTTTTAGATTAGTATTCTAAGATAGCGTAATCATAAGATAATGTTAAAGTGATAGTTGCTACTTCGTTTGAAGTGAAATCTAAATCACCAAAGTTAGCTTGAAGAATGAAAGCTCCTTTAAGTTTCCATTGTTCTATTTTATCGCCGACTGGTCCCAACATATAGATATCGATATCCTTTTTGTAGAAATCAGCGTATCCATCTCTACCAGTAATAGATTCATGTGATAATCTCACCCACTCCATTACCGCTTGTGCTCCAGATGGAACGATTGGGTCATAAAGAGTGATTTCTAAATCTTGCCACTCACCTTTACCTTTCAACTGTCTTTTAACGTTGATATGGTCTAAAGTTACTTTCTCAAAGTTAATTTGAGGTCTGTTACCAGCTTTTACTAAATATGATTGAATACCATCAATTTCCATGATGTATCTGTTCTTCATTTTAGGTTCGAAGTTCGTATAGAACATCTTATCAAATTCTAATATTTCTGCCATTTTTGTTCCTTTTATTTTATATTAATAAATATCTAATTCCTTTATTTTCAAATTATGCGTTGAAAGATGCTCCCGTTGGTAAGATGTTGAAATCAATTACGATGAATTCAGCCGTCTTTGCCGGTTGTAAGAACACTTGTCCTGCTAATACATTTCTATCGATTACATCCGGTGTGTTGTTAGTTTCATCCATTACAACTTTGAATGCGTATAAACCTTGTCTTTGTTGGATAGCCTCTAAATAAGGGTTTACAGTGTTTAAGAAACGAGTTCTAGTTGTAGATGTATTTTGTTCGAACACTAAATAACGAGATGTTGAAGCGATGAACTTCTTCATTGTGATAAGTAATCTTCTTACATTGATTCTATCTAATGCTGAAGCCTTATCTTGCAATGTCTTCTGTCCGAATGCTACAATACCTTGTCCAGGGAATGCTGCGATTGGGTTTACTTTGTTCTCATATAGAGTGTCTCTCTCTGCATGTGTTAATCTATTCAATACACTAACTGCTCCAGTGATACCACCTCTATTCAAACCAGCCGGTGCGAACCACTCTGCCGCCAATCTATCATTACTTGCGTAAACCGCTGGTAATAATACGGATGGAGGAACGATTGTTAATTTGTTTGTATTTGTATCAATTGTTTTAATCCAAGGATAGTAAGTACCAACATAATTTGAATCTACTCCTTGTGCTTTTTCAGTTACATCTGCAATTGTTGCATCATAATCAGAAAATTCAGCTATGTAGAATGCATCTTGTCTATCTTCAACCATATCAATAACTGCTTGAACAGCTGCTGGATGGCTTTGATAGTTTAGACCCGGTGTTACCACCATATTGATATCCCACTCATCAGGATTAGAAATTGCGTTAATTGCTTTTGTATATGCTGCTGAACCAGATGCTGCTGAAGTTGAACAATTGAATCCTTGCTGATTTGCATTGTTCCAATTTGCATCACCAGCTTTAGCTATTGGTGTGATTGGGTTAGTACCATCAAAACCTTGTTGGAATGCTAATACAAATTGTCTCTTAACCATATCAACTGCTTTTGAACCAGTCATTTGGTATGATAATTGAGAATCAAATCCGAAAACAACGTTTGAACCTGATACTGCTTCATTAGGAATTGGTTTTAAGTATTGAGCGTTATCAATTGATACACCCTCACCTTCAAAATCAAATCCACTATAATAGATTGGAGAACCAGCTGTGTTAGCTGCTGAACCTGTTTGATATACAACTGCAGGTACTTTAGTTACATCACCAGCTGCTGTTTCAATTGGATTTATATATGCGGCATGTCCGAATGGTGCTGCTGATATAGGATATGAACCAGCTATTGCTACGTCAACTCTTACATATTTTGATTTGTTAGCGTAATCACCATTTTGTGTGATTTTACCAGCAGCATCAATTGTAATATAAGAATCACCCATTCTTCTAGCTATAAAGTTTGGAGAAGCAGGGTCTAAGTTTACATTGTTAAATGTTTCAACAACACTCTTTCTCTTATCAATATCAGAATAACTTCTAATAGTTACAGTAAAAGTTGAATAATCAGTACCGCCATCTTCACCAGCTGCCTTTACATTAGAAATACCAACTTTAAATTTAGTATTATAATTTGCACCATCACCTAAAGTTACAAATTTGAAAAGGTCATATCTTACACCACTAATCAATTGAGAGGTAACCATTGGAGTTTGTGCAGGTTGTGCATCAAATGTATAAACCTGTGTAGGTAATACAATACTAGATATACTAGCGGTTGGTAAACTATTTGCTGCATTTTCAAAGTAAACATAAGTGTATGCTTCTTTTGGTCCAAGTGGAGATTCACCAAATACATCTGATAAATCATTTGTAGCTGATGTTACTGTTGATGCTGATACATTCGTTGCACTACCGGTTGCTCCAGTAATTACAAATGAACCAGATGTACCAGTTGCACTTCCTCCAGTAAAACCATAGTTTTGGAATCCGTTTGAAGTTGAGTATAATACACCAGCTATTTTACCGCCAGCAACTATTGCCAATGGTGCTGCTTGGTAGTATCCTCCGATACCTGCAACTCTTACGATAGTAGCTTGTCCAGCTTCTCTTAAATAATTTTGTACTGCGTATTCAGTATAATATGTTCCGTCTACTTTACCGAACTTTTCCTCAAATTCTGATTGAGTTGTTACGATTGTAGGTACAAATGCAGGTCCTTCTTTTAGAGGTCCTATAAATGCTGCTCCGATTTCACCGATTCCTTGAGAAAGGAATGATAAATCGTTTTCTCTAGTAAATACACCAGGGGATACAATTCTTTCTGCCATGTTATTTCTCCGATTATTATGTTTTAAAATGCTAATATTGAGTGTGTACAATATTACCTATATAAATATAAAGAAAATGTCCAAAACATAATTTATTTTATTAAACTATACTTTGGACATTCAAAATAATATATTTTTGGTATATTATACAGGAGGTGCATCAGGTATATTACTACCAGATGCGTCAGACCAAGGAAAATTCTTAGGTCCAACTTCTTGCTTTTCCCATTTTATAGTATCGATATGCTTAGTTAATTGCTCATTTACATGCTGCCAATAATGAGGATGTGGTGAATCTGAACCACTTACATATGATTTAACCCAACCCAATATTAGGTCTTCAGATAAATCTTTGTAATCAATGAATCCATCATGATTTAAATCTTGCACTTCAAAAGGAGTTCCTCCTGTAAATGTAGCTGTATATCCTTCTTCATCGGTAGCTTCAACTTTCCAATTCGTACCAACGATAACATCCGCTAAATCAGATGTATTTTGTTTTCTAAGTCCTGTTAATGACCATTTGTATTCGAATGCCATAGTTTTGTTATTTTATATAAATATATTAGTTTTTATTTTTCAACTCTCTAATCTCAGCTCTTGCCTCATCCAACTCAGCTTTTAGTTCTTTAACTGCCTCAACTAATAATGCTGTAATCTTATCGTATTTGATAGTTTTATACATTGGAGACATTTCAGGAACAAAATCAACCGCATCCATTGCGTTTTTAGAATCTTGGTGAGTAAGTTGAGTTTGGTATTCCGTTGTTAATAATGGTTCAACTGCCTCAACCTCTTGTGCAATCAATCCAATATCTCTAGTTCCAGCACGCTTACTATTAATATTTACTTTTTCATCATTCCAATCATAAGTAACTCCTCTAAGCTTTTGGATTTTTTCTAAAGCGTTAGGAATTGTTTCTATATTTTCTTTAAGTCTAATATCAGAATAATATGCAATTACGTTACCACTTGCTCTCAAATCACCACTAATATACAATCCCCAATCAGTAGTATATGCTCTCCAACCAGCTGCGTATGCTAAATAAACGTTACCATTACAATATGCTAAGAAAGACCAACCATATGAAGGATGCCAGAATCCACAAGGTGCACCAGCACCAGCAGTATGTATCATCAATGCCATACTACCATCAACTCTCCATCCAGAATATCCATTATTAGAACCACCCATATACCAAGATGTATAATCTCCAGTATAACGGTCTAAGTATTTAGAACTATCGTATCTATTATACATAACACCAGAATACATTCTATTATAGAAATATGCAATTGGATTACCATTCTCACCACTCATGTAAGTGAATGTGTTATCACCAGTTGAGTTATCCATCAATCTCAAATACGAATAAGTGTTATTGTTATTCGCATCAACTCTCAATGTAATATCATTAAATGAGTTTAATGAAACTGAATCGGTGAATGAACCATTATAATCCGTAGATGCATATCCGTGATTTGGATAAGTATCATATGTTGCGTTCCAGTCAAAGGATACATATGCTAATCTACTAATATATGAACTATACGAACCATATGTTCCCCAAATAGAATATTCACTACCTACTCTGAATGAACCTTGTGCTCTAATATATGCATCACAATAAATGTTCTTACCATTATATGTTCTTAACCATGTAGAATCCTGCATAAACCAACCACCACCATATGATTCATTATACCAACCAGTAGCATTATAACTTCTAAACCAGTTATAAGAATAGATTGTGTTGGCCATTGTCAATGTATTCATATACGATGAACCATTCATATCAATATAATATCCACCATTATCTCTATCCACAATATATGGAACAAATAGAGTATTACTAATTCTTATATTAGTATCACCTCTACCAATACTCATAATTTCATTACTATTAACTCCGGGAGAGTCTGCAAAAAATCTAGTACCACCATACGCAGGGTTTCCACCTAATTCCAAACCGGTATGCCATCCCAACGAAAGTCTTGTATGGGTTGAATTTCCATTATTATATGGAGATTTAACATACATAAAATAGTATGGTTGGTTATCACCTCTTTGTCCAGAACTAATACCAGTCTGAGAGCCAACTGCTGATGGGTCAGTTGTACTATTTGCTAAATCAATATGTCTTGTATTACCAGTAGCACTTCCAATTCTGAATGCAAATGTTCCACCATAATCATAGTAGTAATTTGAGTTTACAGAACTTCGTGAGATTAAAGTACTACTATTAGTAACGCCATTTGTATAGAAATCACCATTGTTTGTTAATGAACCTACGTTTGTACCAGTTGATGCATTACGGAATACCCATGCTCTACCAGATGTATCCATTACAAACCAAGTACCATATTGGTCCGATTGGTAACCATGCGTACCAAATCCAATGTTTGCTCCGTATTTAAACATTATCATTGAAGTAGTAGCGTTACCAGTACTCCATAATGTTATAGAACCATAGTAAGATGAGTTATTACCATTAGCGTTATACCAACCAGAACCATTTACCGTAAGATTGTTTATACTTCCTACATCACTACCACCAGCACTAATACCACCATACAACCAGTTATAACCAGCTGAGTAAATACCAGATGGATGCCAAGATGCTGCCCCAGTACCACCTACGTTTCCATTACCTTGTAATGAATATGCTCTAACTGCATTTAGGTTAGAAGTACCATCAGTAATTAAATAATATGCACCATTTGAAGTACCATAATAAGTTGGTGCCTGCATACTATCTGCTGAATATTGTCTACCATATGTCCAAAATGAACCATTATAGTGCGATATTATTGCATTTACTTTACTATTAGTATTATATCCAACCCAACCAGGCATTGCCGGTCCAGATGATTGTCCAACAAATACAGTTTCTGCACCGACCATAGTGTATGCACCATAACTTTGTCCACTTTGTGAACCTTTGTTGAAATAAAATATACCCCAGCCTCTAGCATTTTCTTGGAATAACCAGTTGTTATATTCAGAACCATCGGATACTAAGAATGTACCACCATCATTATTCTGTCTAAAGTAACTTTCAGCTTGAATTACATTACCAATTGATGTACCATTACCATCCCACTTATAATATGCGTTATCATAATCATAGAATATAGGTGAACGAGTATCAACATATGAATATAATCTTCTATCCGAATCAATTCTAACCGCATGTTGTCCATTTATTGAAGTAAAATCTGATGTGTTATTAACATAGAAATCTAAGTAGCCGTTTGCATTGGTCCTACCTGCTACTATATAGTTTGCACCATTATTACCTAATTGTAAACCATACCAGTTAAGAGATGCATGATATATGTTTGAGTTATCAGTATATCTTGCTCTAAAATGATATCCACTATTTTTTGTAATTAAATCGTTATCAGCAACATTACCTCTTGCCGATACAGTTTGTAAAGTTTCAGAAGTTGCTAAACCAGTAATGTTTGTATTTATTGAGTTTTTTGGAACAGTTGTTATTATACTTAAACCAGTATAAGTTGCATCTGTAATAGCCCAACTTTCCAAATATCCTGAACCTTGGTCGTATATACATCTTACGTTAAATCTACCATAATAGATGTTGTTAGATAAGTGAATACATACTTTACCAGAACCATTTCTACCTATTCTTACAGTACCAGGATCCCAATCACCATTATTTATATATGAATGATTAGTCCAATTACCAGCATATGCGTACCAAACAATTTGTAAATTAATTGATTGTGCATTTCCATATGCATACCCCTCAATAATTACCGTTGGCATATTGAAAGTACCATAATCAATATTCGTAGTAATTAAATATCCGTTTCCAGTTGAATAGTTAAGTGCATTAAATGTAGATGTTAAACTATGATATGGAGTTGATACTTGATTAGTTCTTAATATATTTAAAACACTTGTACCATTTGTATTCAAGTAATAACTACTATTATTATTCATATACAAGTTACCATCACTCAGATTTTTTCTCAAATCCCAGCTTGCCCACGTACCATTTAAGAAACCATAGTTATTACTATTATCACCATATAATTGGAATTTGAAGCCACCAGAACTATTTTGTACTACGATACCACCATCACTATTTCCAGATGTTCTAATTCTAATATTTGCCGTATTAAATGCGTCAAATAAATGTGCTCCAATATATGCTGAACTTAAGTTAGCCTGTCCACCACTACTGATGTAATAAGTTACACCACCTACATAAAGGTTACCATCTACTCTAAAGTTATATGGAGTATAAGTACCATTAGTAAATGCATTAGATTGATTTAATCTTAAATAACTATCTGTTGTATCAAGTGCTTGTTTACCATTGCCAGATAGATAATTAGTAAAGAATTGATTACCTGCTCCATTTACTCTCCATACCCAACCACTACCATCATTAACCGCAAATCCATAAGAACCGCCGGATGATATAGTTGTATAAATACCATAATCAAATCCAGTCTTATCAACAAATAATCCCCAGTCTGCTCCACTTCTATCAGAAATAGTTACAACTGCATCAGTACCTCCAATTGAATATGGATTTGATGAGCGGTAGAATATTGCAGTACCATTATCTTGTCCACCAACTATTAAAGTTTTTAAGTTTGCATTATTACTTCCTAAATAATATGTTGTTGCTCCACCTAAATATATGTTACTATTAACTGTTAAGTTTCCACCAATTGTTGTATCTCTACTAATATATGCTCTATAATAATCGTAATCATAAACGGCTTGATGATATGGTTGGTTATATCCACTATATCCACCATAGTATGCAAGTGCAGCTACAGATCCAGCATTTCCACTACCACCTGTGTTATAGAATGATACCCTTATTCTATTGATAGCAGAATTAAATAAAGAATAGAATTTAGTAAAATTACCAGGCCAGCTACTCCAGTTGTGACTGAATGAGGTACTCCAACTGCTTCCCCCATTTGTTGATGTTTCTACTGTAATTGTAATATTTGCTCCATTGGTACTACCTACCACATGGAACATATCAAAGTTTTTATATCCTATACTAAATGTAAATCTTTGACCTCTACCGCCACCACTAGCATCAATATTAAATCCACCACCACCATATGAAGGTGAAGCTTTTTCTCCTAAGAATGTATTTCTAATTGAATCGGTAATAGTTTGTGATGTCCAAGATGAATTATTTGCCGATGTTTCATATGTTATTAAATCACCATGTCTTAAGTTAGACCAAACTGATGAATATGCAAATCCATTATATAAATAACCTCCACTAAAGCCACAATAAACCAAAGGTGAATTATTATTACCAAATGAAAGTACATTTCCAATTACAGTTCCAGTATTAGCAGTTAAATTACCTGCTAATGTTAATGAGTTTAAATACGATGTACCAGCGTTAATATAATATGTAGAACCACCACCAGTATAAATTGTACCTGCTGTTAAATTTCCACCAAACCAACCAGTTCCATTATTTAAATCTACATAGAATCTAGCAACACCACTACCAACAAAACCTAATCTATTAGAATCACCACTACCACCCAATAATCCACCAGCAGTAGTTTCAAAATATAAACCCCAGTTATTAGCTCCAGGTGTAATCCAGAAATTATTAGTATCGGTTACTTGTAAGAATGCATAGTTATAAACACCAGATGAATACATACCACCTGCTGCTACTAAGTTTCCAGCTAAACTTAAATTGTTTAAATAAGATGTGGTTGAATTAATATAATAAGTTGTTGCGTTACCCACATAATGAATTCCAGCAGTTATATTACCAGGAATAGTAAAGTTTCCACTACCATCTAATCTACCTATTTGAGTATATGATGCAAATCTATTTAATGTTGTACTTGCATCATTATAGAAAGTAAATCCACTATTAAATAATAAATAAGTTGATGTATCTGCTAATGGTGCTCTCCAGCTACCACCTGTTGTAGTATGTCTAACGTTGTATCCTAATCCACCATAAGAACCACCACTATAACCAGCTGCAATACCTCTACCTTCAGAACCACCACTACCTAAGTTTACGTTAAATGTACCAGTTCCATCATAAAAATTGGTTGCTGATACATTTGATGAGAACACAGCGTTTGTACCATTTAAAGTACCGGCTAATGTTAATGCGTTTAAGTTTGATGTACCATTATTAAGATAATAAGTTGTACCATTTATATTAATATTACCACCTAAAGGATTTAATGTTATTGGTTCTACTCCATTCGAACCACCTGTGTTATCGTATGATGCTTGAATCCATCCTGCAAATGGTGAAACGTTTTGTGTACCTAATTGTAATCTAACCAATGCGTTAGTTCCAGCTAATACTAAATGTGCATTATTTGTGCTATCCGCCGTTGTTGGTGCACTTACACCAGCTTTATATATTGTTGTATTACCAATTGCAGTTAAACCACCCATAACACTATTTCCAGAAACAGTCTTATTTCCAGTTACTGTTAATGTAGTACCATCAAATAATAAATTACTTTCAACAGTTGCATTTGGTGCAGTACCATTTAATGTTATTACACCATTATCAGTACCACCACTTAAAGATAATAATCCAGATGAACCCGATGTACCTCTTGATCCTGATGTACCACTACTTCCTGATGTACCGCTTGTACCGGATGTTCCAGATGAACCAGACGAACCCGATGAACCACTACTACCAGATGTACCAGATGTTCCCGATGTGCCAGACGTTCCCGATGTACCGGATGTACCTCTACTACCACTACTACCAGACGAACCACTTGCTCCAGTAGCACCACTACTTCCACTACTACCAGATGAACCACTACTTCCACTACTTCCAGATGTACCTCTTGTTCCGGATGTTCCCGATGAACCAGACGAACCACTACTTCCACTACTTCCACTACTTCCAGATGAACCAGATGTTCCCGATGAACCACTACTACCACTTAATCCAGATGAGCCAGATGTTCCACTACTTCCAGATGTACCTCTTGTTCCGGATGAACCACTACTACCACTACTTCCACTACTTCCAGATGTTCCTGATGAACCGCTTGTACCAGATGTTCCTGATGTACCAGATGAACCTTGTGCTCCAGATGAACCACTACTTCCAGATGAGCCAGATGTACCAGATGAACCACTACTTCCACTACTACCAGATGAACCAGATGTTCCCGATGTACCAGCTGAACCAGATGAACCTTGTGCTCCAGATGAACCCGATGAACCAGATGTTCCCGATGTACCAGCTGAACCCGATGAACCACTACTACCAGATGTTCCTGATGTACCAGATGTTCCCGATGTACCTGCAGAGCCCGATGAACCTATTACTCCATCTTTACCAGATGTACCACTTGTTCCAGATGTTCCCGATGTACCAGATGTTCCCGATGAACCAGCACTACCACTTAGACCACTTGTACCAGTCGCACCAGATAATCCACTTGTTCCCGATGAACCACTACTTCCAGATGAACCAGATGTTCCAGTTGAGCCGGTTGTTCCAGATGAACCACTACTACCAGATGAACCAGATGTTCCAGATAATCCCGATGTACCACTACTTCCACTTACTCCAGATGAACCACTTATACCAGATGTACCAGCTGTACCACTAACTCCAGATGTACCAGCTGTACCAGTAGAGCCGGATGAACCAGATGAACCAGATGTTCCCGATGAACCACTACTACCACTACGTCCACTACTACCAGATGAACCAGATGTACCACCACCACCAGTTAAACCACTACTTCCAGATGAACCAGATGTTCCAGATGTTCCTGATGACCCACTTATTCCACTTGTGCCAGATGTTCCAGCTGAACCACTTATTCCACTACTTCCAGATGAACCAGATGTTCCAGATGAACCATTTTTACCACTACTTCCATCTTTACCAGATGAACCACTACTTCCGGTTACCCCAGATGAACCACTTGTTCCGGTCAATCCAGATGAACCAGCTGAACCTCTTGTTCCACTACTTCCACTACTTCCCGATGTACCAGATGAACCATCTTTACCAGATGAACCACTACTACCACTTACTCCAGATGTTCCCGATGTACCAGTCAAACCAGATGTACCAGCAGAACCAGTACTTCCAGACGAACCACTACTACCACTTACTCCAGATGTTCCTGATGTACCACGTGTACCAGATGTTCCTGATGTACCACTTGTACCAGATGAACCAGATGTTCCGGATGAACCGCTTGTACCAGATGTTCCTGATGTTCCACTACTTCCAGATGTTCCAGCCGAACCCGTTGTACCAGCTGTACCAGTACTACCAGATGAACCACTACTTCCAGATGTTCCCGATGAACCACTACTACCAGATGTACCACTTACTCCTGAAGTACCAGATGTTCCTGATGTACCAGATGTACCAGATGTTGCGGCTGCAAATCTAGAACCTATTTGACCAGTTGCTGTATCAATTACTAATACTTGGTTTGATAGTGATGATGGAATACTATCCACATAAACACTACCACTTACAATTAAACTACCTGTTATTTTTACACTACCAGTTAATTGTTGTATATTTGTTACAGAATTACCAAATATGTTTGAGCCAGATGAATATACTACTGATGATGATACTATGTTTGTTACAATTTGATTTGAAACAATAGTACCAGCTACAGTTAAATTTTGTGTTATTATTTGAGAACCAGTAACAACTAAATTTCCATTTATATTTTCGTTACCAGTTATAGTTAAATTGCCAATTAAATTTTCACTACCACTTACATTTAAACTACCAGTTATGTTTTCAGTTCCATTAATAATAAGATTACCTGTTATAGTTTTATTACCTAATTGATTAAATGAACCAGTTAAAGTTTGACTACCACTTACTACTAAAGAACCAGTTATAATTGTATTTGTATTTATCTCCAATCCTTTATCGGGAGAAATTACTGCAAGTGCTGAACCTGATTTAATTTTATTTATATCACCAATTGAATCCGCATTTATATTTCTTAATTGAGAGCCATCTCCAACAAAATAAGAACCAGTCTCTACATATACACTACCAGTTACTCTTACGCTACCAGTAATTTGAGTACTACCACTTATTTGTACATTATTTTCATTTACTTTTACATAGATAGAACCACTTGCTATTTGAGTTACATTATATAACTTACTAGCATCTCCAGTAAACGAACCACTAAACGAACCACTAAATTGCGAACCACTAAATATAGATGCCGTTATTGAGTTTATTACATTTAACGATGTATTAACCGATACCGAAGATGTTGATACATTTACTTGGTCAACGCCATTTACCGTTACCGCTAATACACTTTGACTAATCTGATTAAACCCGTTAGGATTTTTGCCTAAAACATTCATCTATTTTATTACTTTTAACTAATTTCTAAAACCGAAACAATTACATCTGCCGATGCCGCTACCGAAGATTGTACCGAAATAAAATCTCCTGCACTCATTGCTATTTTTTGGTCACCTCCAACAAAGACTACACTTCCTCCAACAGGTATAGTAGTATTTCTAACTACATATACCGTCTTAGATTGTCCAGCACTTGTTAAAGTTGCACTAACATTAATATTATTATTAAGGTTAGTATTTGCAACACTCATCCCAATTACAGTTGTTGATGTAGCAGCTGGTGCTTGATATACAATTGTATTTGCCGTACCAATTGAACCACTTATACTATTTTTAAATGTATTTGCCATTTATTTTTATTTTTATCCTAATGCGATAGCATATGCTAAAGCTGTATCTAACACACTTACACCTTCTATTGTTACCGAGCCAGATAATACATTCACCGAGCCAGATAATATATTAGTAGAACCGGTTATATTTAATGGACCAATTATATTTCCAGAACCAGTAACAATTAAGCTTCCGCTAACTATTAATCTTTGACCAATTGTTAAATAATCAAAGGATGCTTGCTGAACATCTATGTCTCCTTTAAATGAACCTGTAAATGAGCCCGTAAACGAACCACTCAATGTAGCATACGCATTAACTGCTTGCGTTATTGAGCCTGAAAAAATGGGACTATTTATTTTCATTTATATCCGTAATTTTGTTATAGGTATAAATATAATAAATTTCCTTTTAAGGTTTTGTGGGCCAGCTTATGCCAAAAGGGTTACTTTGACTGGTAATATCTCTAAGATATTGTCTGTATGTTTTCCAGTCATTATTTGTAATTTGCGGAGAATCTGCTAATTGTGTCCAATCGGATTCTAAAAGTAATTGGTCTCTCAAATTTCTGATTTCTATCCATTTATTTTCTATACGAATATTAATTTCCGTTTCAGATGCGTTTGATTGATTCCAAACTTGATTATATGTACCATCTATTAATTCAGGAGTTCCTTCGGAAATATTTTTTGTATAATCGTTTGGTTTTACTGTTGGTTGAACACTAATCATATCCCATTCAAGTAAAACAGCATTAGTTAAATTTTCAGGAAAAGTTACATTTGAATTATCTAACTTTAATTGTTGAATTGTATATGGATATATTATAGTATCGTTTATAATTCTTAAATACATAATTATTTAAAATTTGAAGGTATTGATGCGAAATTTGATAAACCAGTACAATTTTTAAATGCACCCACTCCATATGGTTGAGGAACTCTAGTCCAAAGTGATGGTGCCGTACCAGACATACTATTTGTTGTTGTATTTTGAAAATATAAATTAGAAAAATCAGTTACAGCAGTATTATATGTAAATTGTAATGGTGATGTTAATAATTTGCATAATTTAAATGTACCAGCAAAACCAGATACATTTATATTAGTATCAAATAAATTCGATGGGTATGTTGCTAAAGAAAGACATGTACTAAATGCAGCACCAAAATCAGTAGCATTAACATTATTAGTAAACAACCCAGATGGTATACTTGTTATGGCTGTAAATGAAAAAATATCCGTAAAAGATAATGCTTGTGTTGAATTTGAAAATATTGTTGAAGGAATTGTTGTTATAGCAGTTGAACGCATAAAATTTGAAAATATCTCAACATCAGTCAATCCAATATAATCAGTTGGTAGAGTACTAATATTATTACAACCATAAAAATTGATAACTCTTAAACCAACAGTCCCCCATGCATCAACAGATGTAATCAAACTTTTTATTGCTGCTTTATTATCAACTGCAAATGATGGCATGAATCCAGTTATTTCTATTTGATATGTACCAGCTGATGTATATGTGTGTGCTCTATTAGTATCATTATATGCTGTTATACTATTTGACGTAGCATCGCCCCAACTTACACTAAAGTTTGGAGTTAATCCATTATAATCATTCAATGGTAAAGTAAATAAACCACCAGCACCAACTGCTATTGTAAATTTGAAAGGTTCTGCCATTCCGCTAGGTATTAATCTTCTTGCTATTCCCATAACTTATTATATCATATTTTTTCCGGCTAAGAAACCATAATAGGTACTGCCTCCATCATAAGTATATATTACAATAATATCCGTACCAGATGTTGTTAGAGTTGGTTGTGCTCCACCAGCCCATTTAACACTAGTCCAAGCTATTGTATATCCACCACCATTTGTTAATGCTAGTGTAAATCCAAATGCTTTTCCAGCTGGTGGATTTGTTATTGTAACCGTTCCATTTGCGTTTACAGTTTTCTTAAAATTGTTTGCTGTACTTAAATCGATTGAGAATGTTGCTCCACCAGTTCCTAAATCGGAATATGTTTCTCTATATGTTGTTGGTGATACTGCTCCAGCTACTGTCAACAAGCTACCATCAAATGTTAAATTAGCTTCAACACTTGCATTTGGTTGTGCTCCATTTAATGTTAATATACCATTATCAGTTGTACCGGTTAAAGTTAAAAACCCAGATGTTCCAGATGTACCAGCAGAACCACCAGTACCAGATGTTACTCCATAGAATGATGTACCAGATGTACCAGATATTCCAGACGTTCCAGATGTTACTCCATAGAATGATGTACCAGACGTTCCACTTATTCCTGATGTTCCGCTTGTACCAAAATAAGTACCATCAGTTCCACTAATACCGCTTGTTCCAGATGAACCAGATGTTGATGCCACTCCACTAAGACCTGATGTACCAGATGTACCACTAACTCCCGATGTTCCTGATGAACCGAAATATGTACCATCTTTACCACTTACCCCAGACGTACCAGATGTTCCGGATGAACCCGATGTTGATTCTGCTCCACTAATACCACTTGTACCTGATGTTCCACTAACTCCAGATGTACCACTGCTACCAAAGAATGTTCCGTTTAAACCACTAACACCAGATGTTCCGGATGTACCACTGCTACCAGATGTTGCTCCAGCTCCACTAAGACCAGATGTACCTGATGTTCCACTAACTCCAGATGTACCACTGCTACCAAAGAATGTACCATCTTTACCAGATGAACCAGATGTTCCTGATGAACCAGATGTTGATTCTGCCCCACTAATACCTGATGTACCAGATGTACCACTAACTCCCGATGTTCCAGATGAGCCAAAGAATGTACCATCTTTACCAGACGTACCAGATGTTCCCGATGAACCAGATGTTGATTCAGCTCCACTAATACCCGATGTACCAGATGTTCCACTTACTCCCGATGTTCCAGATGAACCAAAGTATGTACCATCTTTACCAGATGTTCCAGATGTTCCAGATGTACCAGCCGTTCCACTTTCACCAGATGTTCCCGATGTACCAGATGTTCCGCTTGTACCAGATGTTCCGCTTGTACCAAAATAAGTACCATCCGTACCACTAATACCGCTTGTACCAGATGTACCGCTTGTACCAGCCGAACCATCAGTACCACTTATTCCAGATGTTCCGCTTGTACCAGATATTCCTGATGTTCCGCTTGTACCAAAATAAGTACCATCAGTTCCACTAATACCGCTTGTTCCAGATGTTCCCGATGAACCAGATGTACCACTTTCTCCAGATGTTCCCGATGTACCAGATGTTCCCGATGTTGCACTAGCACCACTAATACCGCTTGTTCCAGATGTTCCCGATGAACCAGATGTTCCACTTTCTCCGGATGTTCCGCTTGTACCAGATGTTCCTGATGTTGCACTAGCACCACTAATACCAGATGTTCCAGATGTACCAGATGTACCAGCAGAGCCACTTTCACCAGATGTTCCGCTTGTACCAGATGTACCAGATGAACCACTACTTCCAACAAAAGTACCATCTTTACCGCTTATTCCAGATGAACCAGATGTTCCACTTTCACCAGATGTACCAGATGAACCGCTACTTCCGCTTGTACCAGATATTCCTGAAGTTCCAGATGAACCACTTATTCCACTACTTCCAGATGTACCAGATGTACCAGCTGAACCATCAGTACCAGAGTATCCAGACGAACCAGATGTACCACTTTCACCAGATGTTCCCGATGAACCATTTTCTCCACTACTTCCAGATGTACCAGCTGTACCACTTATTCCAGATGTACCGGCTGACCCATCAGTACCACTTATTCCAGATGTTCCCGATGAACCATTTTCTCCACTACTTCCAGATGTACCAGATGTACCAGATGTACCAGCTGAACCAGATATTCCCGATGTACCACTACTACCGGATGTACCACTTTCTCCGGATGTTCCACTTGTACCAGATGAACCGCTTGTACCTCTAGTTCCAGATGTTCCCGATGAACCACTACTTCCACTTGTACCAGATGTTCCAGATGAACCCGATGAACCTGCCAATCCATCTAAACCGGATGAACCAGATGAACCATCAGTACCATTAAAATAATCTACTCCAAATTCAGGAGTATATCCAGGTATTCCATCAACACCAGATGTACCATTACATGCTCCAACTAAATTTATTGTTCCATATGGTGCATTTGCTAATACAACAGATTCTCCAATTGCACAAATTTCTACATTCGGGTCACCAGGGTTTATTGTTATTTGGTCTCCTGATGTAAAATCGCATCGTGTCCAATCAAATACTGCTGGATTATCAAAATCTTCATTAGATAAAAGATATGTTAAACAAGAAATACCACTACTACCAGATGAACCGTCAGTACCACTTTCACCAGATGTTCCACTTGTACCAGATGTACCACTTGTGCCAGATGTTCCCGATGTTCCATTTTCTCCACTACTACCAGATGTACCAGCTGAACCATCAGTACCACTACTTCCAGATGAACCAGATGTGCCAGATGTTCCATCACTACCACTACTTCCAGATGAACCAGATGTACCGCTTGTACCGCTTGTACCTGCTGAGCCATCCGTACCACTGCTACCACTACTTCCAGATGAACCTGATGAACCGCTTGTACCAGATGTGCCACTTGTACCAGCCGAACCATCCGTACCGCTTGAACCAGATGTTCCAGCCGAACCGTCAGTACCACTACTACCACTACTTCCAGACGAACCGCTACTACCAGATGTACCATCCGTTCCACTTAATCCAGATGAACCAGATGTTCCAGATGAACCACTTTTACCGGATGTACCACTACTACCAGACGTTCCCGATGAGCCACTTGTACCAGCTTTACCAGATGTTCCCGATGAACCGCTTGTACCATTCGTTCCACTCAATCCAGATGAACCAGATGTTCCACTCAATCCAGATGAACCCGATGAACCGGATGTTCCTGATGAACCAGATGTACCATCCGTACCACTTACTCCAGATGAACCAGATGTACCACTACTTCCACTACTTCCGCTTGTGCCAGATGTTCCATCTAAACCAGATGAACCACTACTTCCAGATGTACCATCACTACCGGTAGAACCAGACGTTCCACTACTACCAGATGTTCCCGATGTACCACTGCTACCAGATGTTCCCGAAGAACCAGATGTACCAGATGTACCTCTTGTTCCCGATGTACCGGATGAACCAGCTGAACCAGTTGAACCCGATGTTCCACTACTACCAGATGTTCCCGATGTACCACTCGTTCCAGATGACCCAGATGAACCAGCCGAACCGGTTGAACCAGATGTTCCACTACTACCACTACTTCCAGATGAACCACTACTTCCAGATGAACCAGATGTACCAGATGTTCCCGATGAACCAGATGTACCAGCTGAACCAGTTGTTCCCGATGAACCACTACTTCCAGATGTTCCGGATGAACCAGATGTTCCACTACTTCCAGATGAACCGCTTGTTCCAGACTCACCACTACTACCAGATGAACCTGCCGAACCATCAGTACCACTTATTCCAGATGTTCCGGATGTACCTGATGTACCACTTATTCCAGATGTTCCCGATGTACCAGATGTTCCCGATGTACCAGATGTGCCGGAACTTCCGGATGAACCATCATATCCCGATGTACCAGATGTTCCCGATGTACCAGATGTTCCTGATGTGCCGCTTGTACCAGATGTTCCACTACTTCCAGATGTACCAGATGTTCCACTACTTCCAGATGTACCAGATGTTCCCGATGAACCAGATGTTCCCGATGTACCACTACTTCCAGCTGAGCCCGTAGAACCAGATGTTCCCGATGTACCAGCAGAACCACTACTTCCGGATGTACCACTTGTTCCAGATGAACCACTACTACCAGATGAACCACTACTTCCAGATGAACCAGATGTACCAGATGTTCCTGATGTTCCACTACTTCCGCTTGAACCAGATGAACCATCACTACCAGATGAACCGCTTGAACCAGATGAACCAGATGTTCCCGATGTACCAGATGTTCCCGATGTACCAGCTGAGCCATCCGTACCACTACTTCCAGATGTACCATCACTACCAGATGTACCAGATGTACCGCTTGTACCAGCCGAACCGTCAGTACCACTACTTCCAGATGAACCAGATGTACCAGATGTTCCTGATGTTCCCGATGTACCAGATGTTCCCGATGTACCACTTGCTCCCGCTACGTCTCTAGCTTCTAATTGACGAGTTGTTGTATTCCAAGTTAATACATAAGATGACAAAGAGGATGTATATAAATTATTTACATAAACACTACCACTAGCACCAAAACTTCCTGTTACAACGAAGTTTGCGAACATAGTACTATCTAAGTACTTATTAATAAATGCTGTTGTATCTACGTTTGAAGCATTTGCTGCGAAAGCTGCGTATGATGCCGAAGTTGCAAATGATGCACTCAACACCGTCATTGAAGATGTTTGTGAATTTAATACAAAACTAGCCGTATCAACAAAACCACCACCACCACCGCCATTGGAAGCGAATGATGCTGATATCGCTTGATATGCTAAAGATGCTGTACCCACAAACATTGAAGCTGTTTGTGAATTTAATACAAATAATGTTGTATCAATACTTGCATTCAATGCGTAAGATGCAGTTGCTGCGTAAGATGAGCTTAATACACTCATTGATGCAGTTTGCGATGATAAAACGTAATTACCAGGTTGTAATGATGCTGATAATAATTGTTGTACGTTTTCATTTGTCAACCCAAGTAAAGTAGATGCCGTTCCTGCATTTTCAGCATATACTGCGTAAGATGCGGAATTAACAGTTCCTACTACTCTATTACCTTGAATCGTACCACTAATTACACTACCACCACTACCAATTACTACTTGTCCACTTTCAGTTCCACTAAATGTAATTTGTATAGTATTTGCATTAATTGATTCAATCGTTGCTGGAATAATTTGTTGTTGAGAACCAGTTTGATAAACCTGAACAACCGGATATAAAACTCCTAAATTATGAACAATTGTTAAAATATTTACATTACTAAATCCAACAGTTTCAACATCAGAATATTCAGGCTGAGGAATATAATATCCTCTAGCTTCATCATATCTTAAAATATCATATTCTGCAGATGCAGTTGGTCCACTTCCTCTAAATGTATATGTACCATTGAATGAACCAGTAAAATATGGAGAATATATAAATGAACTAGTAATTCCTTTATCAACATATAAGTTACCGTAAATACTTGCAGATGCATTTGTAACAAATCCATTATTAGGAGAAACAGATGCTGTAAATGATCCTGATTTTAATATTGATGTTTCAAATGCTAAGTTTGCAATATTAATATTTGTCAATCCACTTCCATCTCCTACATATGTAGAACCGGATGCTGCTACAAAATTTCCACCAGTTACATAAATACCACCGGTAATTGCTGCAAATATATTTGTTCTAAATCCATCAATAGGTGAAATAGATGCTGTTGCAGAACCAGAAACTAATTTATCTAACTTAAGGTCTGTTAATGCATTTGCAGGGATGTTAAACAATCCACCACCATCACCAAAATAAAGAGATGCTGATATTGTTGTATTAATATTCAAACCATTATTAGGTGAAATTATTGCTATAGCCGAACCAGAAATAATTTTATTTAATTCAAGATCTTGCAATGCTGCAGCTGGAATGTTAAATAATCCACCACCATCTCCTGCAAATAAGGATGCACTTATTGAACCACTAATTGCTACCGAACCAGTAAACTGAGAACCTACTGCCGAACCAGATGTTGCACCAGTTATAACTATAAATGTATCACCACTTTGTACAGATGCTGTTGCCGAACCACTAGCGATAAATGGTGCAGATGATGCTTGTACATTGGTTAATTGAGAACCATCTCCTATAAATGTAAATGCCTTAACACTACCACTTACATCAATTGAACCCGTAAACCTAGAACCAATAGCTGAACCAGTTGCTCCAGTTGTTACTACAAATGTATTACCACTTGTTACTGATGCAGTTGCCGAACCACTTGCTATTATAGGTGCTGCTGATGCTTGTACATTAGTAATAAACGTACCATCACCAAATAAATATTGAGTTGCTCTAATACTTCCACTAACTTCAATTGAACCAGTAAATTGAGAACCTACTTGAGATTGTGTAAATGGAGTTTGTACTCTAAATCCAAAATTAGGACTTACTGAAGCCGTTACACTACCACTTTCAATTTTTGGAGATGTTTGTGCAAATACATTTGTAATATATGTACCATCCCCAATAAGATAATCAGTTGCTCTAATGCTTCCACTAACTTCGATTGAACCAGTAAATTGAGAACCAAGTTGAGAACCAGTTTTTGCTGTTGTTACTATAAATTGGTCCCCACTTGTTACCGAACCAGTTGCAGAACCACTACCAATAAATGGAGCTACCGTTGCAGGAACATTTGTTAATTGTGAACCATCTCCTACAAAGAATGATGCAGATACACTACCTGTTACATAAACCGAACCGGTGAATTGAGAACCAACATCCAATGAATAAACTTTAAATCCGTTATTAGGAGATACAGATGCAGTTACACTACCAGATGCCATCTGATAAACATTTTCTGCTAATGCCGATAAAGGAATATCAAATAATCCCCTACCACTACCACTAAATGTTGAACCAGTATTTAAAAATACTCCACCACCAATTCCACCACTTACATATAGTGAACCAGTGAATTGTTGAAAGTTTGTTACATCATTTCCAAATATATTAGAACCAGACGAATAAATTATTGATGATGAAATTAAATTAGTAACTATTTGGTTTGCTATAATTTTACCATCAACATATAAATCATTATGTAAATGAGCATCTCCTATAATATCCAATGCTCCAGTTATATTTGTAGAACCACTTAAATTAATAGTTCCGTAGCTACCGCTATTAAGAGTATCAACATTTACATTACCCAATACATTTAAACCTTGTTGTAATGTGGTTGATGATGATACAATTAAACTACCTGTAATTGTTGCGTTTGAATTTACAATAAATCCAATATTAGGGTCTACTGATGCTGTTACTGAACCTGTTGCTATTTGGTAAACATTTTGTACTAGCGCAGATAATGGAATATCAAATAAATTTGCACCACTACCACTAAATGAACCACTAAATTCGTTTGCTATAACCGAATTAGTTACAGTCAATGAATTATTTATATTCACAGAGCCAGATACTCTAATACTTCCAGTAAATTCAGAACCATAATCTACTGATTCTATTCTAAATCCATAATCAGGACTTACAGAAGCTGTTACCGAACCACTTACTATTTTATTTGGAGAGAATGATAATGCCGATTCAGGAATATCAAATATAAATCTACCACTACCAGAATAAAAAGAACCAGATGATATTGAAATACTTCCACTTACATTTATACTTCCAGTAAATTGTGAACCACTTTCCAATGATTCTACTCTAAATCCAAAATCAGGAGATACCGATGCGCTTACACTAGCACTAGCGATTCTAGATGCATCTCCAGTAAATGATGAGAACGGAATATCAAATAATCCAGCACCACTACCAGTAAACATTGATGCCGATACATTACCTTCAAATTGTGCTTTAGTATTTACCAAAAATCCATTAATCGGAGATATTGATGCCGTTGCAGAACCACTTGCTATACGAATCGCATCTCCACTAAATGCAGAGAATGGAATATCAAATAAGTTTGCCCCACTACCACTAAATGTTGAACCAAATGTTATACTTACACTTCCAGTAACATTCACATCTCCAATTAATTCAATAGTAGCTGGTATTATATATTCTTCAACAACATTAATCGTGCCCTTCATCGATGAATGGAATTGGCAATTATAATATAAAGTTTCTGGTGCGTTACTTGGTACAGTAAATGTTATTGTTCCTACCTGTGTTCCATTTCCAGATACACCTGTATTATATGTACTACCTGTCCCCGTTACAGGTGCCGCTTTTATATAAAATGGGTGGCCACTTGCATTTATATTAAATGTATAAGTTACTCCTTTTACTAAAGTTAATGTGGGGTTCGAACCACTAATTGCATTACTAAAATTATATGCCGAAGCCCCATTATTTGTTACATCAAATACTTTATTAATATCGGATACATCCACTACATGACCGGATGATGATACTATCAAACTTCCAGATATTTTTGTAAAAGTATTTACTTCGAATCCTTTATTTGGAGAAATAGAAGCTGTTACACTTCCACTTGCTAATCTTAATGCATCCCCAGATAAAGCAGAGAATGGAATATTACTCAATCCTTCACCACTACCACTAAAATATCCAGACCCAGATGGTATTGTTACACTACCGGTTATTAAAATAGAACCAGTAAATACAGACCCACTATCGGTTGATATTACAATAAATCCAAAATTAGAATTTACTGAAGCTGTTACATTACCACTACCCAATCTAGTAGTTTCTGGTAAATTTGTTAATCCCGCACCACTACCACTAAATACAGATGCAGATATACCACTTTTAAATAATGTAGGACCTTCTACAAATAAACTTGAAGTTAATTCAGTTTTAGAACCAGTAATAATAACATTGCCATAAAACAAAGAACCACTTTCAGAAGCTCTTACTATAAATCCATTTTGTAATGATACAGATGCAGATACACTACCCGTTGCTATTAATGTTGGTATTGTTGCTGGGATATTTATTAATCCACTACCATCACCTTTAAATGCGCCACTAAATGAACCAGTATATGATGATGCTGTTACAAATCCTGCTATTAATTCCGTTTGTATTTGAACAGAACCAGTAAATTGTTGGATATTGGTATTGGTGTTTCCAAATATATTTGAACCAGTTGAATAAATTATCGATGATGATATAAATTGAACAGATATTTGTTTAGCGTATATATTATTTTCTACATAAAGGTTATTTCCTACATATGCATTATTTATTAAATTTAAATTACTTGCGGTTACACTACCATTTTCAACAAATAAATTTGTATTAACTTTTAATCCGGTATTTGGTATAAATGATGCTGTGAATGAGCCAGATTGTAATACATATGCCGATAATGCATTTACATTAGTTAATTGAGAACCATCTCCAATATGCGAACCACTAAATGATTGTCCAAAGAAATTAGAACCACTAAATATTGAACCATATACACTACCACTAAATTGAGAATATTGGCGAGTTATAATTAAAGTACTATCAAAGAAATTAGAAGCAGATGTTACAAGTAATGTACCACTAATAAATCCATTTCCATATGCACTTAACGAACCACTAATGCTAACACTACCACTAAACTGAGAACCACTTGCAGCAGATGTTACGACAAATCCAAAATTAGGACTTGCTGATGCGGTTACACTACCACTTGCAATTCTAAACACTTCGGTAGATAATGCTGAAAACGGAATATTAAATAACCCTTCTCCAGATCCAGAATAAAAAGAACCACTACTTAAAAATACACTACCACTAATTGATAAACTACCAGTAAATCTAGAACCAATTTGAGAGCCAGAGAATGGAGTTTTTACTACAAATCCATCATTAGAAACAGATGCGGTTACATCACCATTTGCTATTCTTAGAGCTTCCGTTGCTAATGCTGCTAATGGAATATTAAATAAAGATTCACCACTACCACTAAATACAGATGCAGATACGGATGATAAGAAATTACTAGAACTAACTACTAATAGAGAGCCAGTTATTCTTGTATCTACATTTATTTCAAATCCTTTATCAGGAGAAATTGATGCCGTTGCAGAACCGCTTGCAATTTTTGATATTTGTCCAGATATAGATGCAAATGGTATATTAAATAATCCCTCACCACTACCACTAAAGAATGAACCAGAAGATACTTGGATATTACCACTTACAAATAATGAACCCGTAAATTGAGAACCACTATCAATAGATTCTACTCTAAATCCAAAATCAGGAGTAACAGATGCTGTGATACTACCAGTTGCTATTCTAGATACTTCACTACTAAATGCAGATAACGGAATATTAAATAAACCATCACCACTACCACTAAATGAAGATGCTGATACAGTTGTATTTACAACTAAACCAAAATCAGGAGAAATAGATGCCGTTGCACTACCACTTGCTATACGTGCGGTAACATCGGCCGTTACTCCAGTTAATGCAGAACCATCTCCAACAAAGAAATTAGCTGTTACACTACCAGTAATAAATTGAGAACCAGTAAATATGTTTGAACCAGTTGTTGCAAATGTTGTAGATTCTAAACCATCTAATAAATTAGCGTTTTCAGCTTGAGATGCCGTGCCAAAGAAATTATTTGCAGTTACACTACCACTTACATTTATAGAACCAGTAAATTGAGAACCACTTTTTGCAGATGTTACAACAAATCCGTTATCAGGTGTTACCGAAGCGGTTACACTACCACTTGCTATTAATACAGCTGTTAAAGCTGGTATGTTAAATAATTTACTACCATCTCCAACAAAGAATGATGCCGTCACACTACCACTTACATTTATACTTCCACTTACACTTATACTTCCAGTAAATTGCGAACCACTTACTAATGATTCTACTTTAAATCCATAATCAGGATTAACAGATGCAGTTACATTACCACTTGATATTCTAATTGTATCTCCTGTTAAATTTGCGAATGGTATATCAAATATATATTTACCACTACCAGAGAAATAAGAACCACTACTTAAAAATACACTACCACTAAAAGTAGAACCATTTGCTACCGATGTTACTACAAATCCATTGTTTGGGTCAACCGATGCAGTTACACTACCACTTGCTATTTTAGTAATTATTGGTAAGTTTATTAATCTACTACCATCCCCTTGAAATGAACCAGAAAATGAACCACTAAATTGTGATGCTATAATTGATTGTGATACATTTAAACTACCACTAATACTTGAATTAACATTTACTTTAAATCCTTCCGATGGTGAAATTGATGCTGTTGCGGACCCACTAAATATTCTAGTCGAATCTATTGCTAAATTTGCAAGAGAAATATTGTTTAAATATCTACCATCTCCAATAAAATAAGAACCGCTTTGTACCAATACGCTACCACTAACCTTTACACTACCAGTAATCTGAGAACCACTATTAGCTGATTCTACTCTAAATCCATAATCGGGATTAACCGATGCCGTTACACTACCCGTTGCTATTTGAAAAGCCGTTTCGGCTGGTACATTAAATAAATTACTACCATCTCCAGTAAATGAACCACTAAAAGAAGATGCTGTTACATATCCGGCTATTAATTCCGTTTGTATTTGAACAGAACCAGTAAATTGTTGTATATTAGTATCGGTGTTTCCAAATATATTAGAACCAGACGAAAAAATTACAGACGATGAGATTAAATTAACAATAAGTTGGTCTGCAATTATTGATTGGGATACATAAAGATTTCCCAATATTGTAGTATCAACATTTATTTGCAATCCCAAATCAGGAGAAATAGATGCGGTTGCACTACCACTAGCAATTCTAGGAGATACGGTAGATTGTACATTTGTTAATTGAGAACCATCACCAATGAAAAAATCAGAAGTTATACTTCCACTTACAAATACACTACCAGTAAATTGAGAACCACTATCTACAGAAACTACCTGAAATCCATATTCAGGAGTTACAGATGCCGTTATTGAACCAGTTACTAATTTTGTGGATGATGGTAATTGAACAAATCCTCTATTTCCATCGGAATCTGAAACTAATATCGCTGGATTATCATAAAGCGATGCGCTGAACGATGGGACTCCAAAATTTGGTTCGGCCTGTGACAAATCCAAAAACTGATATCTGTCAGATGTTACATTTTTCGGGCTTACAACCCTTACCCTTCCTGTTAATAGATTACTAATTGCCATGCGTTACTTTCCAGCTTTGTTATAAATATAGAGAATCCCTTATAAATATCAATCAATGATATTATTGTTATTCATTTGCACTTTCTAACAAGGAAAGAACCACAGTTAATTCAGGTGAACCAGAAACAATAAATCCATAAGTTTCTTCTAATACTAATTTACCAGAAACAACAGGAGATAAAGAATCTGCTGGCGGAATTGATACGTTAGTAACCAATCTCACAGCTTCTTGTTCAACAAGTACAGGAGATTCAATTGTAGCTTTTATAACATCTACTAAAGAATTTACTACATATATAGATGCTGATATACCAGCAGTTGTGCCATTTGTAAATCCACTTAATACAGATTGTGTAACGCCACTTTGAAATAATAATGGTGAATCCAACGAACCTGTTGTTGATTCATTTTTTATAATTTGATTTGATAATACTTTTAAATAATCTAAAGCGAACAAAGATGCCGAATATTCAGTTGAATCAATTAAAGATACACCATTTTTATCAAAATATGCTTTAGCTGCTTTATTTGTTCTAATAGTTGTATTATTAACTATATCATACTTTATTGCATCCACATCATCTAAAGTATTTTGCTCAAAATAGGATGATATAAAAGTAAATGGAGTTTCCGATAAACTATTTTGATTATCAGTATATGCCGCTATTTCTTTTCTTAAAAATTGTCTATTTGAATTAAGTAATAAAGATGCACTAGCAAAACTACCACTAAAATCTAATAAAGATACGGAAGAACTTATAAAGGAACTTCCACTATATACATTACCAAATTCAGGTAAGGGTATTTCTTTATTTGATATTACAAATATAGTTACAGGTTGTGTTATCAAACTATTGTTTGTAATTTGACATGATAACACAATAGATGATACACCCGCCGGAGTTGCATATATTTCATCAGGTTCTCCAGTCAGGCCTGTTACTACTGACTGAAACCGATTTAAGGGTACAAAAACTTCTGCCATTTTTTTATTTTTTTATTTTCTTTTTTATATTTGTAGTGCCAATGAGAACGGAGTTACTAATGAGAATAGAGATTTACTAAATGTTCTACCCACCAAAGTACCAGTTGCCTGATTAATACTCAATCCAGTACCAATTCTAAAGTCACCAGTTTCGTTACCGGATGTGAAGAAGATTCTACCACCACCCAATTCCGTAATTTCAAATAATGGATTTGCAACACCACTACCACCCTGATTTGGAGGAAGTGCTTTAAATGTTACACCACTACCATTATAAGAGTAGTCAATACCAGTTGCCACAATCAAAGAACCAAATGATTCCAATGGTGCACCAGCTGCTATAAACTCTGCTTTAGTTCTTAGATAACGATTTGTTTCCAATGTTTCTAATAACTGGTCTCTAGTCACAGCTATTGCACTTCCGTACTGACCATCGTAGTATGAAGATGCTGCTCTGATTCCTCTTTCGTTTCCACCATATAATAAATCAGTTACACACGCATCTACAATAAATCCAGTATCACGTGAACAACTTGCCTCATTATATACTAAATATGGAAATGCTCCATTTGTATATCCAATTGCTCTTTGTTTCAATTCATCTTTACCAGCTTTTAATCTTTCAGCTGCCTGTCTTCTCTTAGTTGCCGGTGCTAAATAAGTTAATAAAGTATTTGCTACTACCTTTTCAGAAATTCCTCTTGCGAAGTTAATACCATCTACCGTTTGTTTTTTCTGTCCAGTATTATCAGCGTAACTTTCCACAATTGCTACTGATGGGAATTTGTAGTAGTATGAACCTGCTTCAATACTTCTCTCATTACCACCATAAACTAAATCCGTTCTGATTGCATCTATAATAAATCCTAAATCTCTAGAACAACTTACTTCATTATATTTTAAATTACTCCAAGAGGAACTTAAGAATGTTATAGTTTCTTTTTGTATCAATTCTTTATTATCTGTCAACAATTTTGCTGTTAGTAATAATGATGCAGATGGTACTAAATAAGTTGGATTGGTTATTATCTTTTTGGATACCTTTCCAGCATATCTGATACCAGTAAGAGTTGGGTCTAATTGATTTAGAGTTGATGGTACGCCTGAATTAATTGCGTTAGAAGGATATAAGTAATAATACTGCCCTGCTATCACAGTTCTTTCTTGTCCACCATACAATACATCCGTTGCTGCTGCATCTATTAGATATCCTACATCTCTTTTACAAGTTGCTTCGTTATAATATACACTACTCCAAGATGAAGATACATAAGCGATAGTTTCAGCTGCCACAAATGATTTATTCTTTCTTAATAAATCAAACGATGCGGATGCCTCTACTGATGCTGTTACAAACAATGTATTTTTTACAATCTTTTGTGCTATTCTACTTGCGTAGTTTATACCATCAATTGTTTGCCCTAATTGTCCTACACCATCACCATCTCCTTCAATAATTGCCTTAGATGGATATTTGTAATAGAACTCTCCGCTGAATATACCTCTTTCATTTCCACCATATAATAAATCAGTTGTTACACCATCTAATATATAGCCAACATCTCTCTTACACTTATCTTTATCATACTCAAATGTACTCCAGCTAGCAGTTAAGTAAGCTAGGGTTTCATTTTGTATAAACTCTCTATTCTTTCTTAACAAATTAACCGATGCTGATACTATTTGAGATGCTGTCACAAATGTTAATGATGCCGCAACATTCTTAGAAAGTTGTCCTGCGTAATTAACACCTGCTAATGTTGGTTGTAATTGTGAACCTTGCGCTTGTGATGGATATAAGTAATAGAACACCCCAGCGTTTGTACTTCTTTCGTTTCCACCATAAAGTAAATCCGTAGAAACCGCATCTATAATATGACCAACATCTCTTTTACAAGTTACTTCATCATAAGATGCTGTACTCCAAGAAGAAGATAGATACGCAATAGTTTCATTTTGTATAAACTCTCTATTTTTTCTAATCAATGCGTATGATGCTGATACGATTGCTGATGCAGTTACATAAGTTACGTTTTGTACTATATTTTGTGCTAATCTACTTGCGTAGTTTATTCCATCAAGAGTTTGATTCAATTGTGAACTTGTTGCTGCTGATGGGAACTGATAATAGAATACACCATTAAATATAGATGCCGAATTTGCGTTGTACAATAAATCCTCAGCCGAACCACTCAATATAAATCGTAAGTCACGAGAACAACTTTCTTCATTATAAGATGCTGTTGACCAAGATGAACTTAAATATGCTATTGATTCCGATACAATAAATCCAATATTTGCTTTTAATAAATTATATGAGTATATTACATTAGTATCAACCGATTGAGTTGTATATGGAATTAAAGTTGGTAATGAACCCGTACCATTTCTTACTATATTTGCTACAATAGAAATTGATGCCGATATTGCGTTAGCTTCAGCCACAGTTCCAAACAATGATGATGTTACAAGTTGTGTAGCGTTAGTTACTTTAATGTTTTCTAAAGTATTAAGTACGATAGAAGGTGCTGCTATTAATGTACTACTAATAGATGCCGTTGTTATTCTAGCTGCGTACTTAATTGCATCCGTTGTTTGAATTACTTGCGAACCAAACTCATTTGCTTGAGATGGGAACTGATAATAGTAATCTGCATTATCTCTACTTCTCTCATTTCCACCATAAAGTAAATCAGTTGCTACACCATCAATGATATATCCTAAATCTCTATAACATTTACTTTCACTATAATCTAAGTTAGGGTATTTAACGTTTACATATGCAACACTTTCACTTTGTATGAATAGTTTGTTAGCTTTTATTAAATCGTATGCGTATTGAACTTCCAAAGATGCTGTAAATATCTGCTTATTAACAACTACGTTCATAGCCGTTCCTTTTGCATATCTTACACCAGTCAATGTTGGTTCTAATTGTGCGTTTGTAGCTTGAGATGGATAATCATAATAGTATCTACCTGCTATTACACTTCTTTCGTTACCACCATACAACAAATCAGTTGCTACTGCATCTATGATGTATCCAATATCTCTCTTACAAGTAGTTTCATTATAATCATGCTTAGCCCAACTTGCTGATAGATATGCGATTGATTCACTTTGTATAAATCCTTTGTTTTCTCTCAATGAATTGTAAGATGCAGATGATGATACCAATTGTGATGCTGATATATGTGTAAACGGAGTATTCAATACAACCTTTTCTGCTAATCCACTTGCGTACTTGATTGCAGTAATCGTTTGGTCTAATTGTGAACCAGTAGCTTGAGATGGGAAATCAAAATAGAACTTACCATTAAACAACGATGCTGAGTTACCACCATATAAAAGGTCAAATGCAGAACCACTAAGGATTCCAGTCAAATCTCTTTCACATTTACTTTGCGTATATGCAAATCCACTCCAAGATGAACTCATATAAGCAATAGTTTCATCAACTATAAATTTAGAGTTACTTATTAATAAATTATATGCCGAATTTATCTTTGAATTTGTATTTGCTATCGGATATGTTGATGGTCTAAACCCAATTGAACTTGTACCATTATTTAATAACACATCAATTACCAAAGATAAAGATGATGATATTAATTTACCTTGCAATCTTCCAGCTGCACTTCCACTTATTAATTGTGGTGTGTTAGTTACCTTAATACTTGCTGATGTATTTGATATAATTGTTGGTAGAACCGATGTTCCGTTTTCAATTACACTTAATATCAAATCAAATCCACTTGCAATCTTATTAGTATCAGAAGATGATGCAGATATTGCTTGTCTTACAGGATTTGCGTTTGTTACTTTTAAAGATGATGATGTATTTGTTACTAATGTAGGTAATACACTCAATCCGTTTTTAACAACGTTTACAACAGTACCATAAGAAGAACTTACGTTTGTAATTTGAGTTGATAAGTTATATGAACCCGTACCAATTGTTTGTTCTTTAGAACTTATATGTAATAAAGTTGGTGTAGATAATTCAAATCCGTAATTATAGTTTCTTGCTAATGAATCCGGTACAAATGCAACACCATTTTCAATAATATCAGCTACATGCTTAAATGATGATGTAATAATATCCAATTCAGCTCCACTTGCTGATATTGATGATGAGTATTGAGTTGTGTTTGTTACTTTAATTAAACTATCACCATTTTGAACCAATACAGGTATAGTACTTATTGAATTTTTAGTAGTTCTAACAAATGTATGAGCTGCTTGAGGTAAATGTTTAATTGCCCCAGCTGATGCAGATACAAACGTATGAACTGATTGTGGTAGGTATTTTACAGCGTTTGCTGATGCTGATACAAATGTATGTATTGAGCCAGAAGCACTCCCAGCATCCCCTACATTGATTGTGAAGATACCATCTTGTCTTTGTACTCCATTAATACTTGCTGTCACAAATGTATGTGAGTTTGTATATGATGATGTACCTATATTGATGTTAAACGTATTTGTAGTTACACCAGATATACTTAACCATCTACCGCTTGGATAATCATATCCAGCCCTAGGGTAAGATTTTGAAACTACATTATCATCCAATACACAATTGTAAGTTAATGAGTTATCGGAAAGTTTAATATAATCTCCATTACTAAATCCGTGAGATGCTATTGTTAAAGTAACATCGCCAGTTTCAGCGTTATATGGTGCATTAGTTACTGTGTGTTGAGTAAATCCAACCGATTTTATCTCAATTGATTTTCCAAGATATGGGTCACCACTTCCACTTCTAGGATAACTATGTGTTGTTGTGTTACCATCTTGGTCACAAGTAAATGCGATTGAACCCGTTGCTAAAATAACACTTCTACCAACACCTAAGCCATGCTGTCCAACAGTTACAGACATATCGCCTGTAAGTGCGTTATAACTAGCTGCAGATGGTGTAAAGTATTTGTTAGCCGCAGATGCGCCAACACTAACCGTCAATGTAGTTGGTGTAGTGTTAGTTATCACCATAGAACGACCAGCGTATGGGTCTATTCCAAATCTAGGATATGATTTAACTGATTGATTGTTGTCCATATCACAAGTAAATGCAATTGAACCCGTTGTTATTAGAATTCCCTCACCAATACTTAAACTATGTGTTCCTACCGTCATTACAAAATCTCCAGTAGCT